CTAGTCTTCACCGGCGATCCCTCCGTGGCCGACGGCACCTCATCCTCCAACCTGCTCTTCTCCGCAGTCCTCATGAATCACCCCATCTCGGTTCGATCCCTCTTCAGTGCGCTGTTGCCTCGCTGCCCTTTCGTGGAGTCCCCACCCACTTCTCGGTCCGTGCTCCTCCGTGGCGCCGGCTACGGCTCAGCCCCTCCTCTCCGCCCAAGAGAGAGCCCGCCAATGCGTCCTGACTTTCAGGGCGACGTCATAGCCGATCTTTCCGCCCCCTTCCTCGGTGATGGCTCATCCAACGCCCCGCAAGTCAGCACCCACTTCCTGCCGGAGTCGCGTCGTCCGCTCCACTTTGACGTCCCTTCCGCCCGACATCAAGTGGCTGATCATCCTCTCAAGCCCGACCACTCGGCCTGCGCGATAGAGCCAGTCTACCCCGGCGAAAGCTTCGAGCAACTGGCCGCTCTCTTCTTGCCTCCCACCGATGCTGAAAGCAAGGAAATCCGATTTCGCGGCGAGCTCTCAAATCAATTTCCCCACCTCGACAAGCCGTTCGAAATCAGCGCCCAGCCATCGAGTCTTCTCGCGCCAGTGCACAACTCCAAGCATGACCCCACGCTTCTGCCCGCGTCCATAGCCAAGAGACTGCGGTTCCGACACAATGACTCTGCCTACACCATCTCGGCTCGCGACGAAATTTTGGGGGGTCTTCTATATGAGGCCTGGTGCCGCGCCTACCGTCGCTCCCCCCTGGATATCGAACCGTTTGACCCCGTGCTTTACGCCGAGTGCATCAACCTCAACGAGTTCGCCCAGCTCTCCTCAAAAACTCAGGCCACCATCATGGCCAATGCAAACAGGAGTGACCCCGACTGGCGCTGGTCCGCCGTTCGCATCTTTGCCAAGACTCAGCACAAAGTTAACGAGGGCTCTCTCTTTGGCTCCTGGAAGGCCTGCCAGACTCTTGCTCTAATGCACGACGCCGTCGTGCTCCTCCTAGGGCCTGTAAAGAAGTATCAGCGCGTTTTCGACCAGCGCGATCGTCCCTCTCACTTGTACGTCCACGCCGGTCACACCCCGTTTGAGATGGCCGAGTGGTGCCAGCAGCACCTGACCCCCGCCATCAAGCTCGCCAACGACTACACGGCCTTTGACCAGTCTCAGCACGGCGAGGCTGTTGTCTTCGAGCGTTTCAAGATGTCCCGGCTGTCGATCCCTCAAGAGCTCATAGATCTGCACGTCTACCTGAAGACTAACGTCTCGACGCAGTTCGGCCCATTAACCTGCATGCGGCTCACCGGTGAACCTGGCACATACGACGACAACACTGACTACAACATCGCTGTGCTGCATCTCGAGTACGCCGTTGGTTCCACCCCTCTCATGGTCTCCGGCGATGACTCGCTTCTCGACAGCGAGCCTCCCGTTCGAGACCAGTGGGCCGCCGTTGAGCCGATGCTCGCTCTTACCTTCAAGAAAGAACGCGGTCGCTACGCCACCTTTTGCGGCTACTATGTCGGCTTCACAGGCGCTGTGCGGTCTCCACCCGCCCTCTTTGCCAAGCTTATGATCGCCGTGGACGACGAGTCGATCGACGACAAGCTCATCGCCTACCTCACCGAGTTCACGGTGGGCCATTCTCTTGGCGACGCCTTCTGGACCATCCTCCCCGTCGAGACCGTCCCTTACCAGAGCGCGTGTTTCGACTTCTTCTGCCGACGCGCCCCAGCGCAAGCCAAAGTCATGCTAAGGCTTGGTGAGGCTCCCGAGTCTCTCCTGTCCATGGCTTTCCAAGGCTTGAAATGGGCGTCCCACTCCGTCTACGCCCTCATGAACTCGAGTCACCGTCGCCAGCTCCTCCACAGCTCTCGCCGTCCTCGCTCTCTCCCCGAAGACCCTGAGGTCTCTCAGCTTCAGGGTGAATTGCTTCACCAGTTCCAATCTCTCCACCTGCCGCTCCGAGGAGCTTCCATGCCAAATCCGCTCGCTGCGCCCTTTCGCCTCCTGCCTCTCGGTTCAGCCTCCCTCGGTCCATCTTACTCCGTGGCGCCTCTCCAGCCTCCGCCTGCCTCCGCGTCCCCCGACTCAATGGCCGAAAATGCCACGCAAGTCGGGCCCGCTCCAGCTCGCGATGACCGCCTTGATCGCCAGCCTGCTATTCCTGCTCCTCCTCGTGTGGTTGAAACCGCGCCGACGCACTACATCGACCTCCCGTTCCAGTGGAAAATCACCGACTTCACCGGAGCCGCAGCATACCACGACACAGGCGACCTCTCAGCCTCCCCGGTACTGACGACTTTGTGCGCCCCATACCGACATGCTGAGCTCATCTCAGTTGAGCTTTCGCTCGCCCCCTGCCCGCCGTCCTTCACCAAGCCCATCATGTTCACCGTCGTCTGGACGCCGGCCACTCTCTCACCCACCGATGGGACAGACGGACTTCTACGGAGGCCGTCAAATTTCCATCGGCGGTCCGGTCATGCTCTCTAGCACCACCGCCATCCCAGCCGACCTCACTCGTATGAACCCCGTCATCAAGTCGAGCGTCGCCTACCGTGACACCCCTAGGTGGACCATGTCCGTCCCCGCCGTCTCTGGCGGTGACACCAAGGTCAACCTCGCCACCGGCTTCATCCGGGGAGTCATCCGCGTCTCCGCTCCATCCGGAGCCGCTATCAAGGCCGCCTCTTAGGCGCCTCCCGCGAGAAGGAAAACTCGCCCGGCTATAGGCCGGTAAGATGTTAAACCTCCAGCCCTCCGTGATCGCAAAATCTTAGGTAAC